AGGGGGGGCCGGGATACGGTGGGGTCGCTGTCCGGCGGATTCGGCCTTGCGTACCTCAGGCCGTTAGGGAATCCCTAACCTGAACCTATCGGATTGTGTCAGGCCGTGCGTTTCCCTTGCGTATCACGTCATAACGTCTTACAGTCTACTCATCGGTTCACACAACATATTGATTGTGTGCCGATTATGTCTAGAAAGGGCATACCATGAAAACCAATGTAATCTCTAGCGCGGTTGCTTCCGCTATCACCAGTGACGTCCAAGTGGACGTAAAGAGAGGCAAAACGCGCGGTAAGACCCTGGACGTGATGCAGGCTGAGGGCATCACCCCGGAAATGCTCGTGGCCCCTACCAAGGGTGCCGACCGTACCTTCTACGATTCGGTGTGCCACGCCGTTGTGGCGGGTTTCAGTGCAGCGGCCCAGGCCATGCTCACGGGTGAGGCCAAGGCCCTTAAGACAGTGGGCGAGGATCAGGCCAAGCTGAACCGGGACAGCAAGTGCCGCGAGAACCGCAAGTATTGGCAGCAGCAGATCGCCAGCAAGATCAAGGACTACCGCAAGGGCCTGGAGCGCCGACTTGCTGAGGCTGAGGCTAAGGCCGAGGGCGAAGGTGAGGGTTCCACGGGTGACAAAGCCGCGCAGTGGCGCAAGACCCTAAGCACTGTGATCGCCCAGGCCCAAAAGGCCGAGGGTGCATCGGTGAAGGACCTTCCGGCCTTTATCAAGGACCTTGAATCGGCTGTAGCACGTATCACGGCACCGGCTGACAAGTAACCCCATGGCCCCGGCGAAAGCCGGGGCTTTTTTTTGTCTTGAATTTGCACCCTCCAATCCGTTGGAGGGTTTGATAGTAGTACCCAAGCAGCGGCGAGCCCCCGCGCATGCGGCGTGCGGTATGCCTACCATACCAGTACTGTCACGAGATCACACACAGCAAAACAAGTTAGGGAATACTTAACTCATGCGGGTAAGCCCTGTGATAGTAGTGCCGCAGCAGCGGCGAGCCCCGCGCCACGCAGCGTTAGGGAATCCCTAACTGTTCGAACTGTTCTGAAAGCGTCGTGTTCGACTGTTCGTTTTTGGTTTTGTTCGACTGTTCGTTTTTAGCCGCATTGAACTGTTCGTTTTTAACACGTGGCTAAACACTTAACACGTGTTGAATTTTCATACAGTAGCGGCAAATGTTCGAACAATACCCCATACTGTTCGCATGCGTGCGTACATTATAGTTTTATATGCTGTGGCTTCGGCATCTACTCAGAAGTGTTAGATTTTGCCTATGAAATTTTGCAATATCCTATCTAAAAGTAATAGTAATCATACTGTTCGTTTTTTAAAAAGAAGGAGGGGTCTCCGAAAAATTTTTTCCCGATGCTTTGAAGACGAACACCGCACTGTTCGCTTTTTTCACGTTTGCGCTAAAAAGTTTAGACACCCCCTTTTTTTGCCCCTACAAATCTACTTTCGAACTTTTTTTACAAATCAAGCACTTGCAACCCCCCCATCCAGAACAGTTCACGAACATTATATTTACAACACAATCTACTAACAAACTTTACTAACGCTTGACATTCGATAAATTCTGTGATATACTGACACTTAGTCAGTTGGGTATTGTATGCAGTATGTTGCATCACAGGGTTTACCCGCTGACTTCGGGCAATGTCGCCCTGCCGGTTAGGGATTCCCTAACTCAACACGTGAAAGGATCACACCATGAAAACCATCCTAGCCTTCCTGAACGGCGTGCGAGAGTTTCGCTTCTCCTGTACCACTCATTACGCCGACCGCACCCTGCAAGAAGCCTATGACTGGGGGCGCGAGATCAGTCACCGCTTGACGCTGCGCCGCTACGACTACTAAGGAGAATCCACCATGCGCAAAACCCGCAAGATCAAACCCATCTGCACCCGGTGCGGAGACACGTTCTCCCCTGGCCGACGCGATGCCGGTTACACCATCTGCCTGATGTGCGGCGAGGATGCCGCCCGTGAGGAGCGCAGAAGTTGGTGCGTACTCACACCCCACAAGCAAGGTGCCATGTTCTTCACCGCCGAGTACGCACGTGAAGCTGCCGTGGGCATCAACGTGAAGAGCGTAAGGTAACAAGTTAGGGATTCCCTAACAACAAAGGAGAAGAAATGAAAGAAGTTTGGTATGTACAGGGCGCAGACGCTGACTTGCCCATGCCCATATTGTTCAGCACCAAGATGGCCGCAGAAATTTATGCGCGTCAAGAGTTTCCTGACGAAAGTCCTGACCGCAACTACGCACGCATCTTCTACAGGGATGTGTTTGAAGAGAAAGACCTGATGAAAGGAGAGACGAAATGAAAAAGTACGAAGTGGAGTTAAAACGTGAAAGCTATGTCCTCTACACAGTGGAGGCTAACTCACCCGAGGAGGCTGAAGACAAAGCGTGGAAGGAGTTGGAAAGCGACTACACCCACAGCTACGGCGAGTGGACGGTTGAGTTCGTCCAAGAAAAGCCCCAGTACAGGTGTGTCTGCGGCTGCACCGAACCGCCAGAACCAGAGTATCCCGGCTGTTGGCCCTCGTGCCCTCGGTGCGGCATGATCTAAACAACAAAGGAAAACCATGAAACCCATCATTACAGCAAACGCCAACGCACGCCAGTACATACAACGCCGAGAGCCCTTCGATGGTAATAACTTGTTTGCCCGTATCTATCTCGCGTGTGGTAATTGCCACACTCATCGCTACGTCGTCTACTCATATGGCTCTCACTGGCCCCTGTTTATCGCAGAGTGGTTGCCCGAGGACGGCAAGGTGCAGTGGTACGAGAACACAGGTAAGTACAGCGTCACCACATCTAAACATCGCAACCAGTCACACCCCTTAGAAGCCAACATACTGCCCATGACAGCCGGGGCCATGCGCACCATCGCGGACTGGGGCACCGCAGGACTCGCCGCCCGAGGTGAGTATCTGAACGGATACTTTTTTGATTGAACAACTGGAGGACAACAAGTGAGCAAGACCGAAGAACGTATTGAAGCAGGCGTGAGCATGCTCACGTGGCTAATTGTCTATCTGTTTGCGATTGTGATATTATTACTAGACCTGCTTGTTTGGAGGCCGTGGTGACAGATAGTCAACTCAACTACACAACGCTTGACTTTTGTATTGTTCTGTGATAGACTATAGGTGTTGGGTCAGAAAGCGACCCGACAACCCAGGCCTGGGTTTGGGTTCCAGCACGGTATTCAAGTCAAATGACCGACAAGTGTCGGTCTTTCCCATCACCTTAGAAAGGAACAAATCATGAAACCTATGAGTGTGACCGAAAAATTTCTTGGCTTTCATGGCAGCGCAGAAGATGCGCTCTATTTTGTAGAGTCCATGAGCACGATGTTATTCGTGAACGGCATTCAGCGCGAAAGCGACGAATGCCCAAAGGTGCTTAACGATTTCCTTTATGCCCTTGAAGTGCGACTTCAAGCCGAAGGCTTGTTGGACGGGGCAGTGCAGAGTAAACATCAACCCAGTTAGGGATTCCCTAACAACTCAAGGAGAGAACCATGCAGATCCACATGACCACCACAGCGCCGATCTTCTCGGCCCCGTCCATCGCATCCTCAGCGGTGCTGATTGACCTGTCCATCTCCACGTGGACGGGACGAAAGCTCGACAAGCGAGCCTCACAGGAAGTTGTTAACCAGAACAACGCCGCCAAGGGCGTGGCCAACGTATCGAAGAAGCTCCTTGGCGACTGCGCCGAACTGGATGCAGTGCAGAAGTTTGCAGCCAACGCACGCAACATCCACTACGCCATGACCACACCCTGGTCAGACCTGGGACTGCGCCTGTGCACGACCCGTGCATACCTGGGCAACGAGACCCGCGCCGGGTACGAGAAGGAGATGAGCGCCTTGCAGCAGGAGTTCTTCCGTCTGACTGACAACTTCCTGCAAGCGTACGACTGGGAGATCCAGAACGCCCAACTCAAGCTCGGCTCCCTGTTCAACGCCGACGAGTACCCAACAGCCGAAACACTGCGTAACAAGTTCCGCTTCCGGTTTGCAGCCATGCCCGTGCCCGAGGCAGGCGACTGGCGGCTGGACGTGGGCAACGAGGCAGCCGAGGCACTGCGCGGTCAGTATGAGAAGTTCTACAGCGATCAACTCAAGACCGCCATGGGTGATGTGTGGCAGCGCACCTACGAGGCGATCAGCAAGATGAGTGAGCGGCTGGACTACGGCGACGACACCAACAAGAAGATATTCCGCGACTCTCTGGTCAGCAACGTCAAGGACATGGTGGTCATGCTCAACGACTTCAACGTCACGAGCGACCCGACCATGACCAAGGCAGCCGCCGACCTAGAGCAGGCGCTTGAGGGCGTGACACCCGAGGCCCTGCGTGAGGATGCGTACCTGCGATCACAAACCAAGCAGCAGATGGACGCAGTGCGCAAGACCATCGACAGTCTGGGACTGGGGTGGTAACAAGTTAGGGAGTCCCTAACCACGCAACCCTGGCATCAATTTTAGAAGTAAGTGTTGAAACAACCATCACAACCATCACAACCATCACAACCATCACTAGGAAAAACGACCATGACAACCGCAACTTCTCTCTACGCCCTGTCCCTCGATCAGATCACCGCTGCCATCCTGGCCGGTGGTAACAAGCGAACCGTCCTCATGCAGGGACACATGGGTACGGGCAAGTCATCTCTGCTGAAAGCCCTGGGCAAGCTGCTGCCGAAACACACGATGTGCTATTTCGATTGCACTACCAAGGATTTAGGGGACATCACCATCCCGCAGTTGCAGACCATCGACAACCAAGGGTGCGTGCGTTACGTGACCAACGAGGAACTCGGCGTGCACCTGGGCAAGCCCATTCTCCTGATGGTGGACGAGTACGGCAAGGCTAATCCAAGTGTGAAGAACGCCATGCTGCGACTCATGCTTGAACGCAAGATGGGTTCTTACACCCTCCACGAGGACAGCATCGTGTTTGCCACGACCAACCTTGGGGCCGAGGGTGTGGGTGACCTGCTGCCACCGCATGCACGCAACCGCATGTCGATTGTCACCTCACGCAAGCCGACCAACTTGGAGTGGATCGAGTGGGGTATCGCCAACGGCATCGATCACACGTTGCTCGGATGGTGCAAGGACAACCCGCAACTGTTCCAGTCATTCGACGACGTGCCCAACCCGGACGACAACCCGTATATCTATCACCCCAAGCAGCAACGCGCTGCCTTCGTCACGCCCCGTTCGTTGGAAGCGGCAAGCGACTGGCTCAAGGTGCGCGATCAGTACGACGATCAGACCCTAACAGGTTTACTCATGGGCACGGTGGGTGAGCGTGGCGCCATGGATCTGACAGCACACGTAAAGTTAGCGGATCAACTGCCAAAGCTCGACGACCTCAAGAAGGATCCGCTCCATGCCAAGGTGCCCGACAGCCCCGCTGCTGTGTGCATGGTGGTGTATCGCACCCTTTCCATCATCGACGCGACTTGGATGGATCCGTGGATGGACTACATGCAAAGACTCGACAAGGAAGCTCAAGGCATGTTCGCCAATGGCGTGCGTGGCAACAAGTTCCCTGCCGACAAGCAGAAGGCTGTGATGACCAACAAGAAGTTCACGCAGTGGGCCATGGCCAACAACTACATGTTCACGGCTGATAAGAAGTAAGGAGAGAGCAATGCACATGTATGTGTTTTTGAAGGGTCGCTTGATTTGCATAGAGACAAACGTACCGTACGCCCTGCCGTACTGGCAACGGCGACGTGCAATCAACGACCGCATCACATGGCAAATTAAATAAGGAAACATCATGCTCATGATCGGCAAACAACTGACCGCTGAACAGCGACTGCAAAAGGCAGTCATTGACATCATCGGCAACCCCAAGTACGTGGCACTGGCAGGCATCCTCATGCTCGGCAACCGCACCGTGTCGGACAAGATCCCGACCGCATGCACCAACGGGAGAGATGAAAAGTATGGCCGTGCGTTTGTGGACTCACTCAACGATGCAGAGTTGCGCTTCGTCGTGCTGCACGAGTGCTATCACAAGCTCTATCGCCACCTGACCACGTGGAAACATCTGTATGACGCCAACGCACGCAAGGCCAACATCGCCTGTGACCATGTGATCAACTTGAAGATCACCGCCGAGAACGCGGACGGCTTTGCTGTCATGCCTAAAGATAAAAAGACAGGCAAACCCATCGGCGTGATCGACCAACAGTACGTGGGTATGGACACGGCTCAGGTGTATCACGCCATGCCTGAGCAGCCGCAGAACGAGGATGGGCAATGTGAGGGTGAGAGTGGGGGCGGCGCAGGTCGCCCCGGTGAGGGTGAGGGCAACATGGACGGTGGTCTCGACTCCCACGACTGGGAGGGTGCGCAGAGCATGAGCGACGAAGAGAAGAAAGAGTTGGGGCGTGACATCGACGAGGCCGTGCGTCAGGGTGTGTTGGCCGCAGGTAAGTTGGGATCCGGTGGCTTGCGCGACTTGGAAGAATTGCTCAAGACCAAAATTGACTGGCGTGAGGTGCTGCGTGAGTTCGTGACGACCACGTGCGCAGGCAATGAGTTCTCAACATGGAAGCGACCCAACCGCAGGTTTGTGTCCTCGGGTATCTACATGCCATCAGGTGTGAGCGAGAAGGTCGGCGAGTTGGTGCTTGCCATTGACACGTCAGGCTCTATCGGTGCACAAGAGTTGTCTCAGTTCCTCGGTGAGGTCAAGGGCATCTGCGATACGGTCAAGCCCGACAAGGTGCGCCTGCTGTACTGGGATACCCGTGTGTGCCGTGACGAGACGTACGTGGACAGTGAGGTGGACAACATCGTGCAATCAACCAAGCCTGCGGGCGGAGGTGGTACGAGCGTGGAATGTGTAACAAGTTACATGGCTGAGTACGGTGTGAAGCCGCAAGCTGTGGTGGTCTTGACTGACGGGTATCTCGGCGGGTCATGGGGCACGTGGCCTTGCCCGGTACTGTGGTGCATTGTCGGTGCAAACAACGACACGGCACCCGTGGGTACCACGGTGCACGTCAAAGACTGAGGCTAGGTGATTCATGGTCACGACAGCAGCGCCCGGTAGATGCAACCCTGTCGTGACGGTGCACGGTGTACCTAGCCCTGGCAGTAAGCCAAACACTTTGCACCGCCCTCCAACCGCGAGGGGGGCGTGGAATCTACCTGTCCCCCCAACCCAACAACTCAACAACTCAACAACGCAACGAGTTAGGGAATCCCTAACAAACTAGGAGAAGATCATGGGCATTCTTGCCACCATCAAATTCAATCCCATCTTCAAACATTCCGCAGCGCAGGTCGATTACATTCAAAGCGACACGGAGAAATACCTGCGCAGGTTGCAGGAAGAGGTGAAGCGCATCCGTTTAATCAAAACTGACATCTCAGACCGCGATATCTTTTTCCATGCGGCGAGGTATGACGGCATCCCTGTGGAGCCCAAGCTGGCCCTGCTGTGTGATGAGTTGCGTGCGGCCAATCACCGCATCAAGTTCGGTATGCGGCAGGACTGCGCCAGCCGTCGTATAACTGTGGTGAAGAGCAATCCAGACGGCGCTATGTTTGGTAGTAGCGGCAGCTACTCCCTGCTGTGTGAGTTGTGGGTCTATTTGCCTGAGCAGCCGTATGCCCTGATGCGCATTGGGTACAAAAATTACGCCACCACGGCCCACGCCAGTGACGATCCGACCTATGGCATCTATTCACGCCTGATCCAAAACCGCAAATACAACACCGATAACGCGCAGCACTGCATGTTGATGTCTGCCGACGTGGGCCGCGCTGTCAAAAACGCCAGGTCGGTGATGCGCCCCTACGCACCGCAAGAGACTGCGCAGGTAAAGCTCGATTTTTTCACAAGCGCAGTTCAGAATGAGACAGCAAACTTTAACGTCGCAGTACACAACACCGTATCGGAGGTTCGTAAAAACACGGACTTGATGAGGGAGTTGGTGCACCTGCTAGAAAGTGGGCATGAGTTTCTGTCTGTCGAATTGAAGCAGCAAGTGCAGGCGTACGTGGGTGCCCGGGTCATGCAGAAAGAACACATATCAAAAGTCCGCCATGGGTGGTTCGTCACTGTGCTAACACGTAAGGACGTACAACACTTTAATGTTATTGAGATGTTCGACGTACACAAGTCGCCGCCCGTGATGCACGACCCTCAGACTTTCACTGCCGAAACCATGCCCGAGGAGTTGACCGGGAAGATGGCTGTGCTGTCCATGGTGGACGTGGGCACCCGTGTGTCCGATGTTGGCATGCGTGCAACTGAGACAACCTTTTACGTAGAGCGCGTGTGATGACAAGCGTACACATCCGTGACTTGAGCGTCAAACTCGGTGCACTGCAAAACAGCGTAGGTGAGTTGTCCAAGGAGTTATACAAGGTGGTAGATCTGATTGAGTGTGGTGCAGCGTTCGCTTACTCACGTGGATACACCGCGCACATGGCAGAGGATGATCTCGATCTACCCGCACGACCAGATACAGAAACATTTCGTGTCACGTTGAATCAGGATGGGTCAGTAAACGTCCTGTGTTTTGCGTTTCCAGATATTGACGACATCCGCGAAGGCGATTACGATGGTGTCGATGCTCTACCCAACTGGGTACAGGAGCGTCTTGCCATACTGATGATGGTTGATCACCGGATCAAGCCGACGCCGCATGTTGCGGATGTCGGGCGTCGCATATCGGCGGGTGTCTTTTGGGTCTACAGCCCGAAGTGCACCTCTGAGGAGGAGTCACGTCCGTGACAAATGTTAGGGATTCCCTAACTTGGTTTGAAAACAACTGGGAGAAAACGATGGCTAAAAAAATGACATTGGCCGCAAAGATCCGACGCATGTTGGACAAGGGCTACGAGCCTTTTGAGGTTGCACGCCGACTCAAGTGTGATGTGCAGCGTGTACACACGGTGCGGTATCTAGACAGGAAAAAGGCAGCGCCCCTCGGCCCCGGATGGAAGCCGCTTTTGCGCGAGGCTACGCCGAAGAAGCGTGGTCGTCCGCGCAAGGCTTTGCTCAAAGAAGATAGTAGTTCCCCAGAAAAGGCAGTGATCCAGATCACCCCGGCACAACACGTGCACGCTGCGCACGCATCCATCATCTATGTCAAGCCAACTTTGGCGCAACGTGTGAAAGGGTGGTTTACATCATGGCAATGACACCTGAAAGCAAAGTCAAGAAGGCTGTTGTTGCACGACTCAAGGCCATGGGTGCTTACTACTTCTTCCCTGCCACGGGCGGGTATGGCAAGAGCGGAGTGCCTGACATTGTGGGTTGCTACAAGGGCCGGTTCTTTGGCATTGAGTGCAAGGCAGGTAGTAACAAACCAACAACAATGCAACAAAAAAATCTTGATGACATCCAGAAGGCCGTTGGTTTTGCCCTGGTGATTAACGAAAACAACGTAGACACAGTTCTCGAACTACTGAAAGGATACGAATGAACGCAAAGCTGTTGAAGATGGCACGGCGTCTGTGGGACGGGGGCTACACACCCAGAGAAGTCAACCGGCGCAATCAACGTGAGTGGGCGCGGGCAGTTTATCGATTGGGGAACAAATGGCTACTCGCCACGTACGTGCAAAAGAAATCAGGGCTGCACTAGAACAGCCTCCGAAGAGCTGGCCTTTTCCGACCTACAAGGGTCAGCCATATAAGATGAAGAAGCAACATAAACCCAAGCCTCACAACCAACACCCCGAGGCACCTTTTTAACTAGGAGATTTCATCATGGCTCTGCACATAAGCATTATTAACGTCACTCCCGCCACTGCACGCACGTGGCTCAAAAAAAATAGCATCAATCGTCACCTACGGGATGAGATTATTGCCAAGTACACACGGGACATAAAGGATGGTCGGTTTGAAACAACTCATCAGGGCCTAGCTTTCTACGAGGATGGTACCTTGGCTGATGGTCAGCATCGGCTGCATGCGGTGATACGTGCTGACATACCTGTGAAGTTTGTTATCACACATGGCCTTCCTCGACACGCTGGGCAAATAATTGATCAAAACGCACCGCGCCTCACGCATGACGCTATTCGTATCGGCGGTGGCCCTGACTGGATTGATCGCAATATCGTAGCAATGGTGCGATTTGTATTGGGTCGCATGGGCGACAACACGTTACCCAGGTCAGTGCCTCAAATTGTGGACTACGCCGTGCGTTACGGTGACGACTTGAGTAGCGTGATGACTATGGTTCCTAAAAAGAAGCGCAACTTAACCAACTCTGGAATTGTGGCGTCTTACTTCTGCGCGATACAAGCCGGTGAGCCTAGAGAAAAAATCAGGCGTTTTGCCGAGATTATGTACAGTGGTGAGATTACGGGTAATTACGAGAACGCCGCTATCCGACTACGTGAGTATTTGATTTCCACAGGTGGCGGTGCATGGATGGGTAGCGAGCGTGTGACAACCACGAAGAAGGTTCAGCGTGCCATTCAGTTGTTTTGCGAAGGCAAACCCACATCCAAGCTGTACACCCCGGAGGTGTTGGTTTATCCCATCCCTGAATAAAGGCAGTGCACCGTTACGAAGAAGACGACATCGACACCCTGGGTTGGTTCCTCGGGGGCCTGCTCAAGGTGTTGGTGATAATTTGTTTGTTTATGTTGTTCATATGGATGGGGGGTGCTCTGTGAGTCAATGCCCGGAATGCGGAGCAGCAGCCCGAATAATTGAAACACGAACAACCAGAGATGGCATGAAGCGAAGGAGATATGAATGCTCATCAAAACATCGGTTCACCACCTTGGGGACATCTCAGGACTTACGCTATCCAACCAACAGCCAGTACAAGGGCGAGCAAACGATCATCAGACTGGGGGCTCGCACTACAAAGACTACAAGTACGAAACTTGGGATGTCATCGTTGATTGGAATCTTGGCTACTTGGACGGCAACGCCGTCAAGTACCTCAGCCGCTGGCGACACAAGGGAAACAGAACAGGAGAAAGCATGTGCCAATGGATCTGATCACGCTTGACTTTGAAACTTATTACGACAAGGATTTTTCTTTATCAAAGCTAACCACCGAGGAATATGTTCGCAGTGATTTGTTTGAAGTCATCGGTGTTGGCATCAAGGTCAACGACGGGGGCACCGAGTGGGCAAGCGGTGCACACGAAGACGTAAAGAAGTGGCTGCATGGATCGTTCAAATGGGAAAACGCCATGGTTTTGGCGCATAACACCATGTTCGACGGCGCTATTCTCTCTTGGAGGTTTGGCATTCGTCCTCGCGTGTGGCTTGATACTCTGTGCATGGGGCGTGCTTTACATGGCGTTGAGGTAAGTGGCTCTCTCAAAGCATTTGCCGAACTTTACAACCTGGGCGAGAAAGGCACGGAGGTTCTGAACGCTATCGGCAAGTGCCGCAAAGACTTCACGGATGCGGAACTGTCTCGCTACGGCGACTACTGCATCAACGACGTGGAACTCACGTACAAACTGTTCAACCGTATGGTGCGCAAGTTTCCGAAGCAAGAACTCAAGGTCATCGATCTGACGTTGCGTATGTTCGTGGAACCCAAGTTGGAACTGAATCTGCCTTTATTGGAGCAGCATTTGGTCGAGACCAAAGCCAAGAAGGAAACTTTACTGATAAGTAGCGGCGTGGATAGGGATGAACTGATGAGTAATCAAAAGTTCGCTGAACTACTACGATCTTTTGGCGTAGAGCCTCCAACGAAGATCAGCCTGACTACGGGTAAAGAAACACTGGCATTGGCCAAGAACGACGAAGCGTTTACAGCTTTTGCATCTCATCCTGATGTGAGAGTGCAAGCATTAGTGGCTGCACGATTGGGCACCAAGTCCACCTTGGAAGAAACACGTACGCAGCGGTTCATCGACATTGCCAAACGTGGCACTCTGCCCGTACCTATCCGCTACTACGCCGCACACACCGGACGGTGGGGAGGGGACGACAAGATCAACATGCAGAATCTCCCGAGTCGTGGAGAGAATGCAAACAAGTTAAAGAGCGCCATCCTCGCGCCCGAGGGGCACGTCATCATCGATGCCGACTCTTCACAGATTGAAGCCCGCGTGCTTGCATGGTTGGCAGAACAAGATGATTTGATGGAGGCGTTTGCCGGTAATAAAGATGTTTACAAGAAGATGGCGTCCGTTATCTATGGCAAACCCGAGGACGAGATCACAAAATCCGAACGGTTTATCGGTAAGACCACGGTGCTTGGTGCAGGCTACGGCATGGGGGCGGCGAAGTTCCAAGCGCAGTTGAAGAGCATGGGCATGGAGGTTGAGTTGGAAGAGTGCCGTCGCATTATCGACATCTATCGCAGAACCAACGCCTCCATTGTGCGGTTGTGGCGGCAAGCTCAGAACGCACTGGTCAACATGTCACGAGGTGATCATGCACAGTTAGGACGTCCCGGCAGCCTTGAGATTGTTTCCACGGAAAGCGCCATCAAGCTGCCCTCGGGTTTGCTAATGCGCTATGACGACCTACGGTTCAGTGAGGGAGAGAAGGGCGTAGAGTTTCACTATCAAACTCGCAAGGGCCGCACCCGCATATACGGGGGCAAGGTCATCGAGAATGTCTGTCAAGCTATTGCCCGGTGCATCATCGCCGAACAGATGCTCAGGATTGTCAAACGGTACCCCGTAGTGATGACGGTACACGATGCTATCGCATCAGTTGTTCCAGAACGTGAGGCTCACGAGGCTCAAATGTTTATTGAGGACTGCATGCGTTGGACACCCGAATGGGCGCAGGGTTTGCCCGTCAACTGTGAATCTGGAATGGGGAAAAGTTATGGAGACTGTTAAAGTTATTGACTATGCGTACCCAGCCATGATGGCTGAAAAGGCACTACGTGAAATGCACAACTCAGCATTGGAAAAAAACTGGTGCGAAGCACGCGAACATGCGCTAAAGACAATTAAGTGGGCAGCGGAGGCGCACGCCGCCTTGTTGGTGATGCAGGACAAGGATCGGTGATGAGTTCACCGTGGTCGTACAGCGGCATCAAACTTTTTGAGCAATGTCCAAAAAAGTATTACCATTTGCGGGTAGCTAAAGATTTTAAAGAGCCGACATCTGAGGCCATGCTTTACGGCACACGGTTTCATGAGGCTGCGGAGTTTTACATCAAGGAAGATCGGCAACTGCCCGAAGCGTTCAAGTTCGTTAAGGGTGCATTAGATAGCCTCAAGAAGATCCCCGGTGACAAGCACTGCGAGTACGAAATGGGGCTAACGGAGAATTTAGAACCCTGCGGGTTTAGGGATCCTAACGTCTGGTTTCGTGGCATCGCCGACTTGCTCATCATTGACAACGCCAAGAAAGAAGCCAGGGTGCTTGACTACAAAACTGGTAAAAGTGCCAAATATGCCGACACAGGGCAGTTAGAGTTGATGGCACTGGCCGTCTTCAAACACTTCCCTGAGATACAACGTGTTAAGGCAGGGCTACTGTTTGTAATTGCCAACGTCTTTCCCAAGGCCAACTACACCTTGAAACAGGCACCCGCCCTGTGGCAGAAGTGGCTGCGCAATCACGACCGGATGAAGGCCGCATATGCCTCGGGCGTTTGGAATCCACGACCCAGTGGCTTGTGCCGCAAACATTGTGTAGTATTGAGTTGCCCCCATAACGGGAGAAACGAGTAATGCCATACAAACACCCCGAGAAAGACCGGGACTACAAACACGAGTACGAGATGCAACTGAAGCGAGGCGAGATCCCTGCAAAGCTGGAGCGTCAGCGTGCGCGTAGAGCCATGGACAAGAAGGGCATCAGTCGTGCCGGGAAAGATGTCTCCCACAAAGCGTCTCTTGCCAAGGGTGGAAGCAACAAGGATGGTTACTTTCTTGAGGCACCGTCCAAGAATCGCGCCCGTAACGGGCAGGCCAAGAAGAAGTAAAAATCCGCTTGACGCGCATCGTGCGATAGGCTAGATTGAGCGTTCAACACTAGACCGGGACGATGTGGGAAACCACTTCGTCCCAGTTCCGTTTGTCCGTGGAGAGAGTGGTTGGACATCATCGACAACAAAGCACTGCTGCTGACCCTGCGTAATCCGCAACGGGTCACCACGATAATACCTAAAAGTAAAGAACTTCCCAACAATCAGGTGTTGGTGAAGTGGGGCCTGGACGAGGCCCAGGTGCTTAAAAATCTCAAGATCAGAAACGTGCCCTCGCCCATTCTTGGGCACTACGACTGGCCAGGGCGACACAAACCGTTTGATCATCAGCGCATCACGGCTGCGTTTCTTACGCTGCACAAGCGTGCCTTCTGTCTGAACGAGCAAGGCACCGGCAAGACGGGCTCGGTGATCTGGGCCTCCGACTATCTTCTTAAACAACGCCGCATTAAGCGCGTGTTGGTGATCTGCCCGTTGTCCATCATGGATAGTGCGTGGCGTGCAGACCTGTTCAAGTTTGCCATCCACCGCAGCGTGGACATCGCTTACGGCGGCGCGGTCAAACGCCGAGAGATTATCAACGGCGATGCCGAGTACGTCATCATCAACTACGACGGCGTAGAAATCGTGCTTGACGACATCATCAAGGCCGACTTCGACCTGATCGTGGTGGACGAGGCCAACGCCTACAAGAACGTGCAGACCAAACGGTGGAAGACACTTTTCTCCTTACTCAAGCCTGACATGTGGCTGTGGATGATGACAGGCACCCCGGCGGCACAGTCCCCCCTGGACGCCTACGGCTTGGCAAAGCTGATCAATCCGAACGCGGTACCACGATACTTCTCTTCCTACCGGGACATGGTGATGTTCAAGGTTACCAACTTCCGATGGGTGCCCAAGGAGAACGCTACCCAGACGGTGTTCAACGCCTTGCAACCCGCCATCCGCTACACCAAAGACGAGTGCTTAGATTTGCCGGAGATGACCTACGTCAAGCGCAAGGTTGAACTGACTAAGCAGCAGGAGCGGTACTACAACATGCTTAAAAACAAAATGATAGTGCAGGCTGCGGGTGAAGAAATCACGTCGGTTAACGCAGCCGTCAACATGAACAAGCTCTTACAGATCTCATGTGGTGCCGTGTACTCCGACACGGGGGAGACCCTGGAGTTCGACATCAGCAAGCGATACGCCGTGCTGAAGGAGGTGATTGACGAGGCCAGTCAGAAGGTCTTGATCTTCGTCCCTTTCAAGCACGTCATTAAGATCTTGGTTGACAAGCTGAACGCCGATGGCATACCCACCGAGGTGATCCATGGGGAGGTCTCAGTAAACAAGCGTACGGACATCTTCAACCGTTTTCAAATTGATAGTAGTGCCCCAAGAGTGTTGGTGATTCAGCCGCAAGCCGCCGCGCACGGCGTGACGTTGACGGCAGCAAACACGGTCGTGTGGTGGGGGCCAACGAGCAGTTTGGAGACCTACGCCCAGGCTAACGCCAGAGTCCATCGATCAGGCCAACGCCATCCATCAACAGTCGTTCAGCTCGCGGGCTCGGGTGTTGAACAACACATTTACAACTTACTAGATAATAAAATTGACGTTCACACAAAAATTGTCGATCTTTACAAAGACTTGCTTGCATAGCCCACCAATTGGCATTACAGTACAGATTCCAACAACAAGGGGATAACGATGGAAGACGCCAAAGTAAAGGTGCCCGTAGAAAAACTGGTACGGGTCTATCTCAAGATGTATGCCGCCCTCACAGTCAAGCGTCAAGCCTACGAGGCTGAGGAGGAAGCACTTAAAAAAAAGATGGTCACGGTTAAGTCGGCCCTCTTGCAGCACTGCAAAGACAACAACGTGGAGAGCGTACGCACCACGGAAGGGCTGTTCTATCGCACCGTCAAAGTTAACTACTGGACAAACGACTGGGACTCAATGCGCAAGTTCATCGTGGAGAAGCAGGTGCCAGAACTTCTGCACGAGCGAATCCATCAGGCCAACATGAAAGAGTTCTTGGAAGAGAACCCCGATCTGCTGCCACCGGGGCTGAACGTGGACAGCGAGTACACCATCACGGTAAGGAGGAAGTAATGACGCAGCCGGAGCAGAAGGAGCCGTTCATCCCGATTGAAGACGTGGCGAAACACTTTACGGTGTCTGTCTCCACCGTTCGAGCGTGGCTGCGGCAAGGGTACATCCCACGAGAAACTTACATGAAGTTGGGCAACACTTATCGGTTCCAGTTGTCCAAAGTGGTTGAAGCATTGACCAAATCTAAAAGCAGTGCAATCGACAAGAGCAGCCCTGCACAAATGGAACTGGATTTCGTTCACCCTGACACTGACCTCTGACTAGGAGAAAACAAATGACTGCAATGACTCTGTTTGGTAAGCCCTCCAAAGCCCTCGCCATCCTTGGCGATGTTGAAGACAACTTGACCTCAACCATCGCAGGCGGTGCCGGTGGTAGCAATCGTCGCATCAGCATCAAGGGCGGCGTGTTTCGTGAGATCGTGGGCGGCAAAGAAGTACGTGTTTCTGAAGATCGCGCCATCAACGTGGTGCTTATCAACGCTGCACCTGTGTCGCGTATGTTCTTCGCCGGAACTTACACTGAAGGTGAAGTTACCAAGCCCACCTGCTGGTCTTCTGATACGCAACGCCCCGACTCGGCTGTGCCCGTTGAGCAGCGTCAGGCTCAGTTCTGCAAGGACTGCCCTCAGCATATCAAAGGCTCCGGTCAGGGCGAGACTCGCGCCTGCCGTTTTCAACAGCGTATTGCTGTGATGCTCGACGGTGAACTAAATAAGCGTGAGGTGTATCAAGTTACGCTACCCTCCACCTCAGTGTTTGGAGACGCAGACGGTAAGAAAATGCCGCTACAAGCCTACGGTCGCCATCTCAAAGCGTACAACACCCCGGCCATCAGCATCATCACTGAGATGCGATTCGACACTGCAAGTCCTACGCCGAAGTTGGTGTTCAAGCCCGTGCGTGAGTTGGAAGAGCATGAGTTGCAGATCGCCGTGGATATGCAGAAGCACGACGACACTATCCGTGCCATCACCATGAATGTGTCGCAGATGGATGGCGTGATCCCGGCACCAAAGATTGAAAACAAACCGTCTCCCGCACCAAAGCCTGAAGTTACAGCTAAGAAAGTGGTGGCTGAGGAAGTCGAAGAGCCAGTGGTTGAGCCGAAGAAGGTAGTGAAGAAAATTGCTGCCGCTCCGACACAGAACGAAAAGACGGATCTATCCGCCGTAGTGGATGAATGGGACGACTAAACTTTTTTTGGAGGGGGACTTCGTTCCCCCTTTCCTTCATCCCATCCAACGGCGGTCATGGACACAAAAGCATTTTTGGAGACCATCCTTGGCGATGGAGGGTATTACTGCGTATATGCAGCGAGGATTTCCGATGGTCGTAAGGTACAGAAGTTCTACGACAACATTGATGCCGTAGTGACCACCGCCCGTCAACTGGACGACGACGGGTTTGATGCGTACTTTGCACTGGGCACGTTTGCGGAAGCTGGGTCGCGTAAAGCACCCAATGTCACCGCGATGCGCTCTTTCTTTTTGGATCTGGACTGCGGTACGGGTAAAGAATACCCAACACAAGCACAGGCGCTCGACGCCTTGCGTCGATTCTGTAAACAACTCAGCCTACCACGACCGACTGTGGTTAACAGTGGTAGAGGCATTCACGCCTACTGGCCAATGGTCAGCCCGGTTTCGCGTGAAACATGGACACCGGTTGCTGAGCGGCTCAAGCGTGCTTGCAAGCAAAATAATCTGCACTGCGACCCCGCCGTGACGGCTGATGCCGCACGGGTTCTGCGGATGCCGGGTACTCACAATCACAAAGACGATCTTGTCAAGGACGTCTTACTTGTGGGTTCTTGGGCTGTGCCTGTGGAATTTGACACGTTCAAAGACTTGCTTGGGGATGACACCGACGTTCTGACTGCATCTAAAAAGTACATACCACGTGAACAAGATTCGGTGATGCAGGCGCTGTCTGGCAGTTATACGAGTCGATTTAAGACTATCTTGCTCAAGACCGCCGAAGGTAACGGGTGTGCCCAACTGCACGAAGTTGTTGTTAATCAGGCCAACATACCTGAACCGATGTGGCGTGCAGGGTTATCAATTGCCAAGTTTTGCGTAGACGGTGGCAAGGCCATCCATAGGATCTCATCAAATCATCCCGAGTATTCGACCGATATTACGGAAGAAAAGGCGGCGTTGATCAAGGGACCGTACCTGTGCGAGAGGTTTGACGATTATCGTCCGGGCGTGTGTCCCAACTGCACACACTGGGGCAAGATTAAGTCACCCATCAGTCTGGGGCGTGAGATTTTGGAAGCCAAGGAAGAGGACAACATTGTTGTTCAGAAATCCTTGGACATTCCTCAAGCCAAACCGATTCAGTACACGATTCCTAAGTACCCACAACCGTATTTCCGTGGAAAGGCCGGTGGCATCTTCTTGCACAAGAAAGGTGATGACGAAGATAACGAGCCCAGAGACAAACTTGTTTATCACAACGATCTGTATGTAGTACGTCGGCTTAAAGATTTCGACATGGGTGAGGCTCTGGTCATGCGGCTGCATCTGCCACGAGACGGGGTGCGGGAGTTCACGCTGCCACTTACGGCAGTCGGCTCCAAGGATGACTTTAGAAAACACCTTGCCATGCAGGGTGTGACAGTGTTGAACGTAGCAGAACTAATGGACTACACCATGAGATGGGTAAACGAGTTGCAATACAAGGCTGAAGCAACCGAAGCGCAGCGACAGTTTGGTTGGACGAATGAAGCAGGCACGTCATTCTGCGTGGGCAACATGGAGATCTTTAAAGATCGAATTGAAGTTAATTCTCCGTCCACTGCCACAGCACAGTTGTTTCCTTATTTTACGCCCCGAGGGACGTTTGAAGGGTGGAAGCAAACTATGGAGTTCTTTAACCGTCCGGGCTTTGAACTGCATCAGTTTATTTTTGGGTTGTCGTTGGGCTCTCCATTGATGCACTTTCAAGTAATCAATGCGGCGGCATTCCACGTGTACAGCAAGGACTCCGGTCTAGGCAAAACCACGGCGATGTTGGCAGGTGCATCTGTCTGGGGAGACCCCGACATGCTGATGCTTCAGGAGCGTGACACGATTAACTCTAAGATGAACCGGGCTGAGATCTACAAGAATCTACCCTGCTACATGGACGAGTTGACCAACACCAAACCGCAAGAACTATCAGACTGGGCCTATCAACTTCCTAGCGGAATGCAACGCAACCGGATGTCTGGCAAGAGCAACGTAGAGCGCATCCGTGGCAAACCCTGGAAGATTTTGTTTGGATCCTCGGGTAACGCTGGGTTGATTGAGCGGATTGGTCTGTACAAGCGCATGCCTGAAGCCGAAGTTCAACGCATACTAGAGCATAAAGCCACGCGCATCTACTTCAACAGTAAAGATGAAACTGATCAATTTAGCAACGCTATCAAAGAGCATTACGCTCACGCCGGAATTGTTTACATCCAGTACGTACTCAACAACTTAGAAGCCATTAAAGAGTTAGCCAATGTCAATCAAAAGAAAATTGACGCCGCTGCCGAATTGACTGCTGAAAACAGGTTTTGGTCGGCGCTTGTATCGCGCATCATCACAGGTTTGATGGTTGGCAAGCGTGCGGGGCTAATTAACTGGGAGATTGCGCCGATTGCTCAATGGGCGATCAAAATGCTTAAAGAGGCCAAGGCGGCGTCCAAGGAGATGGCAAGCGAGTCCAACTCATTGCTAACAGACTATCTCGCCGAAAACTATAACAACATCCTGCGCATTAAATCTACGGATGATGCTCGTAAAGGCAATACTGGGCTTGATCATCTGATTCATCCTGAAGCGGTGCCACGGATAAACTTTGTGGCGCGGTATGAGTACGACGTTAAGCGTTTGTACCTGCTGCCTAAGCCGCTCAAGGATTGGTGCGCCAAAAATCAGATTAACTATGCAGGTCTGGTTGACTCTTTCAAAACCGCACCGACCAATATGAAGAAAGAGAAGATGCGCTTGAGCCGTGGCACTCACATGAACCTGCCTCCGGCAGATGTGCTGACGATTGACTGCTCAAGTTTTATGAATGATGAGACCGAACAATCTATGGCGACAACCGCCGCGCTCTTGGAAAAACAGGCTGAAAGTCGGTGATCTTGCGCCTGATGGCGTAAGGGTAGCAGTTCCTTGGGAGAATATTGGGACGGGATGTTCGTTCTTCGTTCCTTGCGTTAACACTGTAGAACTTGTTCGTCAAGTACTACAGATTACCGATGAACGTAAATGGTCTGTGGTGTTTCGACCCCACATAGAGGGGGGCCGTTGGGGGGTACGCTTTTGGAGAATGCTGTGATAACATCTCTTGGACAGAGCAAGTTGCCTGTCGTTATCTCCTAGTGAAACGTATTACCCCGGCCTTGTGCCGGGGTCTTTTTTAGTCTTCTTCGTCTTCAGGGCCGTCGAACTCGGCGCGATGCTTTGCCAGTTCTGCACGCATGTTCTTGGAGATGGAGATGCCACTGACCATCTCTCGCGTGGTTTTGATGTGCTTCGCCATGGAGTTGCGTAGCGTCTCCGTACTGATCCCGGCACCGGGATGCCGCCGATTAAAGTCCTCCATCTTGGCGATTACCTGCGCTGCCCCATCGTCGTCTCCGTTGCGACGGGCTATGTAGTAGTTGCGCAACAGCTTGGTACGCTCCTCAGAGGTCGCACGCTCAATCTTCTTCTGGGCAGTGTTTTTCTCTAGTTCAAATATGTAGCTGGCCGGTGCAAACCCCAGAGCTTGCCCAACAAGTTGCCCGGTGCTGAACTCGGACGTAACCGGATCGCCTCGCAGGGTAAGCGCACCCTCTCGGGCAAAGCGTTCTACTTTGCTGAAGCTGGAGAACGCCGAGGGCATCAACTGTTCAAAGCCGCGTTGATAGTGACCTTCGTTAATGAGCTTGACGCCACGCTCCATTCGCATACCCACACCCACCACCGGGCCACCTAACATCTCAGCCAGTTGATGATAGACGCTGCTGTGTTCTTTGATACTCATGTCGCGGAAAAGCAGATCACTCAAGCCCATGCGGCTACCGACAGCCAAACCGGTGAAGGCATCAATTAGGCCCCCGTAGGCGGTCTCACCCAAATACTTACGAACGCGGGTCTCGAAGTCGTCCTCATCATCCCCAACCAGTAACAGGTTGTAGAGCATCGCCACCGTGCCAAACATCGGGATGCCACGGACACCGGACATCAGTGCAGCCGAGGCTGCGATACCTGCAAGTTGCTTGAAGGCAATACGCTGAACCTCCGGGTCTTCGCGCTTTGCCATCTGCCGCGCCGTCTTGAACATCATGTAGTACATCGACACACCGTATCGCTTGTACATAAACGCCACGCGACCGAAGTTGTTCTGCATCAGGCGCGGTGCAGCGGTTGCGGCGGTGCCGCCGTTGGTCATTTCAGCCAGATAGATGGCGCGGTTGGCGGCGTATTCTTCTTTCTGTGTGGCGCTTAGGTCACTTGCTTTGCGGCCATCTTCCAGCTTGGCACCGGGGTTCTTCAGTCGATCCAACTCCAACTCGTAGGCCGACATCAGAGCCACCTGCCGGTTCATGCGCTCTCCGTGGTGGAAGAAGGCACCCATGAGTCGGTTGGCACGGGTAAGAATGGAGTCACCCTCAAAGGCTTCCAAGATGTCGTAACTGATAGACCGGTTAAGTTGACCCCGATCTCCTGCAATACGCACCAACGTCTCAAGGTGCTTGATCTTGGCATTCTTGGGATCACTAAAGTCGTAGTTGTCGATAGACGGCATAACCGATACCTTCAACTGCTTCATGATCGTATTGCCCTTGTCATCTGTGACGGGCACCAGCATCTCGGTTTCGCGGCTCAAACCACTACCGGAGAAGTACTTCGTGGCACGCCCGATAGCGGCAGCGGTCTGCGGATACCCGTAGCGCCCACCGTAGTAGGGCAACACCACAATCGGAATCTGCGCAAGGTTGACCAGGGCTGATGACACGTTAAAGCCAAGCGTCCAGGCAAAACCGAACGACGTAGCCGCCCGAGACAGCCAGTGAACATTGGGGCTGATGGCGTAGTCGATGCGCTGATCCAACTCATCCATGTAAGCAACATCGGCTTCTTGATTACCGTTGTTCTTCACGTGTTCACGCATCTCGGCCCGTGCCCGCTCCAACTTGGCACCGTATTCGATGTTTGCCAATTGGCGAGAAATATTCAGCGCCTTACCCCGCAGCGCAAACACCGCGTCTTGTTGGAAGCCCAGGGTGTTTTTACGACGCCGCATGCCCTGCGCGAAGGAAGTCTCCGGCAGCACACTTAAGAACAAGTTCATCACCTCTTCGGTGACTTCACTGATCTTCTCCTTGGTGTTGGCATCAGCACCGATCTTTCCGGCGTCTAGGGTCTTGAGGATGCTGTTGACGAAAGATGTGGATGGGGCGTTGCGGTAGTTGATCTGCGAGACGTTGGCAAACTTCTGGATCTCCGTCACGCCACCGGCAGCGTTGAGTGCCTTGATAGCATCTTCCCGCATCCCGTCTGTCTCAAACGCCTCGACGTACAACTCGCCGTCGGCGTGATATGACAACCAATACTTACCAGAACGAGTCAGTGGAAAGTACGGCTCGATCCGACCGCGCTCAAACAAGCGGGTGTACACATCCTGCTTGACTCGGTTGGCCGCTTCGGTGTTCCCCATGGTGGCAGTAATACGGTCTGACAACACCCGCCATACGTCATCGTGCAGGTTTTTGTAGGTGTTGCGCATCGTGTTGTAGATGCTGCGACCGTCTTCTCCAAGCGCGTTCCACTTGGGAGCCAGCATGTCCCAGACTTCCACAAGGCTGTTGCCATCCTTGTCCACCTTACCCACGTAGTCGCTACGGGGCTTGGCCGGATCAACTTGGTAGTACGTGCTGTTGTAGATAACCGAGTTCAGGTTATCCAGTTTTAGTTCATTACTCTGCGCCCAGTCCTGCACGTACTTGGCAACGGCGTCAATCTTCTGGTTACGACGATTTTCGGCACCGGCACGCTCATCGACCAAGATGCCAATCTGCTCAGCCTGCGGGATACGATCTTTGGCCGTATCGACCAGAGCGTTGAGCGGCAGGGCCTGACGATACAGGTTAGCCGCCGTGTCTTTAGGGCTACGACCAAGAAACTCCCGCGCCGCGTATATGATCTTTTTAGACCATGTGGGTACCTGCATCGCATTGGCACCGTAGATGTCCAGGGTGCGACCTGCCTGCCCAGTGGTTGCGGCGGCGTAGAGGCTTCCGGCACCCCGGAATGCCGGAGCGGGGGCCATGATCTGATAAACCAGACGATCCGTGGCATCCATGACAGATTCCACGGGCTGAGCATCCATGCCCACTAAACGCCGCACCATGTTCTGAACCGCACGGATGAACCGTTGGAAGATGGTGGTGTTGCCGTCGGCGGGGATGCCGGACAACTTGAACTGGAAGTCGGGATTACTGAATGCCTCAGCAACGAACTCATCTAGTGACCGTGCACCGTATGCGGTGTCGATGTACGGAAGGGCGTTCTTGTAAAGCGCCGTAAGTTGTTTGGTTACGGGGTGTGACGGATTGCTCAGAACATGTGAGGTCACAGCATGCACAGCCTCGTGCAGCAGTGTGTGCCCCGACATACCCATGGAGGTGTTAAGCGTGATCGTGTTGGTGGCGGGGTCGAATCGACCGGCCACGGGCCTACCGGCCTCGTTGGTCACGTTGTCGGCCAGCACCACCTTGGTGTCGGCGATGTAGTCGGCCACACGCGAAGCAACCGTGGAGGTGCGACCGTCAGTCAGTCCACCCATGACACGCAATGCACCGGCCAGATCTCCAGCAGCAAGACGATCTTGGACAGCCGGGTGCATCCGCATCCCCAGGATCGGAACCTCAAGGTTCAGGCCGTTCTTGGTCTGGTCGTTCTCGCTAACTTGTTCAGCCTTCCGCGCCGAAGCCTGCATGTCGGCAGTGTTCATGCGCGACTCAGTGACCGCGTAATCTTGGAAGATGTTGCGCAGCTTGGCCGCAAGCACCTTGTACTCTTCCAGGCTCAGGGATTCAAAGAACGCCTTAGCATATTTGCCGCCCGTGTTGGGTGCATACACTTCATCACGCTTGAAGAACTTGGGATTGGAGATCTTGTCGGACGCCAGATCCAAGTTGATCTTATTCATCTCCTTGGCGACGTTTTTCTCTGGATACATAGCAAAAGCCATGTCGTGCGCCAGAAGGTTCAGAGCTTTGTCGGTGTTGCCTTTAGCGACAAGCAAATAGCCCTCACGTGCTTGATCCAGTTGCTGTTCAGCTTTACTTACCTTGGGCTTGACGGTTTTGACGGCCTTCTTAACTTCGGCACGGGCGGCTTCATCAGCTTTGCGCTGGGCCTCCTCAGCACGTTCCAACATCTGTTGCGGTGTAAGTTTGGGGGTTGCCTCTACTGGAGCCGGTGCAGGCTCTTCTCGAACATCAGGTTGTGATGCAAGTTTTCTACTAGCGCCCAGTCCAGTGGGTTGAGATGTTTGAGCGACTCTGGTATCTCCAACGGTAGGTTGTACCCCTCCGCTAGGGACAGTTGTCTGGACAGGCGCATCGCCAACTCCAGTTGCGACAGGCTGAGTTCTAAGATCTGCACGGCGGGTCTCCTTTATCGGCGCAAGCACCCCTCCTCGGGGGCCAAACATTTCCATCTGCACACCGGGCGCACCGGGAAGTTGCGCTTCAGGCGCAAGGGGTTGCGCAGCAGGTGCGGGGCGCATTTCGCGTTTACCGATACCGGGAAACCCCAACTGCTGCGGTTCACGGCCTTCCCGACGCTCAGGGATAGCGGCTTCCATCGCGCCGAGTTCAGCCGGGGCAGAGGGGATGGGCTCTTCAGGTTGGATGCCACGGACATCATTAGCCCGGTCGATCATCTGCTGCTCACGAGGTGTGAAATTTGTATCCGTGAATCCCGCTATTTTCAGGGCGTCACCGAACGTGGCCTGGATGTTCTTGACCGAGGGCTCTTCGATAATGGTGCGCAGAATCTCTATGCGATAGTCTTCTGTCTTCTTCTGCTCAGCCTGCATCCGACGCGCATCGGTTTCGGCAAGGTCAGACTCAAACTTCAGACGTTCTCGTTTAGCACGTTCAGCCTCTGCTCGACGCGCATCCTCAGCCAACATGGCTTCGATCTGACGAATCTCATCCTGATCCTGCATCTCGCGGATCTGGGCGGTCTCCAACTCATCAATCAAGTCGCGTTGTTGCGGCGCAGCGGCGGTGGGTTCGGCAGCAGGTGCGCCAAACGGCAACTCCATTTGCTCAGCGGTGGGCTCAGTGACAGGCCCTTGCGGCGTCAAAGCAAACTCAGGACGACCCTCTTCAACAACAGGTGCCTGCTGGGCGCGGGCACGTGTGATGTCTTGTCGGAACAACTCACCCTGTGGGAACTCAGCCGACGGCGGAATTGGAGCCATCAAACCCGTGGCCGGAGCTTCAGGCACCGAAGGTGCGATGGGCGCAACGGGGGGTTGCGCAGGGGGTTGCGCCGCAGGTGCTTGAGCTTGGGCTTGCGCAGCGAGACGGGCCTTGCGCCCCACGGTCATGTCCAGAATTAGACTGGCGACAGCGCCGACACCTGCACCGTACGCACCCTCCTCACCGGATCCTGTGAGCAGTTCCTGCTCAGGTTTGTAGACCTGCTGTGCAATGAAGTTTTGGGCGATGCGCTGCGCCGCTTCGGTTGCGCCTTCGATACCGCCACGGGCCAAGGCCGTAGTAATCACACCTTTGATCGGCCCGATGTTGGGAGCCAGAATGTCGAGCAAACCGGTCGGCGCACCGAGTGCTGTGGCTAGGCGTCGTTGCTCTTCTGTGGCACCTGCGGCTTCTGCTGCTTGGCGAGCCTCACCGGCACCTGCGGATACACCGACACCTGCGCCGATACCGGCACCTGTACGCCCCCGGAGTAGGAAGAACGGAAGGGTGGAGCCCAGGGCCTCACCAAACTTGCGACCTACAGACTCTTCGTAGCCAGGAGTTACCTTGAACAAGGGTACGTCACTGACCCCTTCGCGGAAAGACTTCAGTCCCCCACGAACCGCCTGCTCCTGCTCCTCGGGCAGCAGCGCAGCAACACCGGTACCGGCAGTTTCAACCAATCCCGCAGCGCCGGGGATAGCGCCCTTGAGTACCTCCAAAAGGTTGCCACCAAACGTGGTCTCTTTAGC